TTCAAACTGAAAAACTCCCACATTTGAAGTTATCATATTATCCCAAACTTTTTTATCGTTCCAATCAATTTCATGTGCTTTAAGATAATGTGAACCTATATATTTATAAACATCTTTCATTGTACCTACTGTTTTTAAACCAAGAATATCAAACTTTACAAAATTTAATGAATCAACTGCTTTCATAGCACATACTGAAACAGGTTTTGATTCATCTCCATCTTTATAAAATACACCTAAATTATCTGCTAAAGTAATAGGTGAACCTATTATCCCTGCTGGATGATTACCTTTGGCAACAATAGTACCCTTTAATCCATCGAAATAATAAAACAAATCCTTATTATTAATTTTTAGATTCTCAAATTCCTTTTTTATATTATTTACTCTTGTTAATGCTTTATTATTTCTAATCCTTTGACAATAAACTTCATGATAATCAAAGTCTATGGATTTTGCTTCTACTTCTTCTAGTTCTTCAAGGTTAACTTCTTCTTGGATAATCTTAGAATATTCATCAAATAACTTATCAAATTGGTTTTTAATATCCATTACTAAATCTAAATCATGATAATTTAAACCTTTAGCTAAAACATCAATAGTTCCTCTATCTCTTAAAGTTGAAAATGCTGCTATATAAGCTGTTTTTTCAGGAGTAAATCTATTAATAATAAACTCATAAACCTTTTCTCTATCTTCGGGAGCAAAATCAATATCAATATCTGCAAGACTTATTCTATCAGCATTACAAAATCTTGAAAAAACGGTTTGCCATCTTACAGGATCAACATCTGTGATATCAGTAATATAGGCTATTTCAGAACCTCCAACACTACCCCTACAAAAACCATAAGGTATATCATTCTGATTACAATAATCTACTAATTCAGACATAAACATCATAAAACTTTCCATGCCTTGTTTTTTCATAGCATCGAACTCTTCTTTTATTTTTTGTTTATATTGATTTATTTTAGTGCAATCAATTATATTATTTTTCGCCTTGTCTTTGGTTTTTTGTACTATAGTATTTTTCCATATATCTAAAGCATTTTCTCCATATAAATTAGGATATTTAAAAGATTTATCTAATTTAAAATCTTCCACCATATCAGCCAACTTATTTGTATTAGATATTGCTTCTATATAAACTTCTTCTGGTAAGGTATTTTGTTTTTTAAAGCATTCAATTAATTCATCGTAGGTTTTCCATGTTAAATCAAATTCATCTTCTTCTCCATAAAAACTATCTTTAGATATTTGCAATATTTTTCTACATTCAGCTTTATATGGAGAAGAAGAATGCGTATCTGTACCAGCAATTAGTGGGATATTATATTGTTTACTCCATTTATATAATTGTTGGTTAAATTCTTTTTGATTATCAGCATTGTGATACTGAACCTCTAAAAAACATCTATTATTATTTCTAGTCATCCATTTTAAAAATATATTTCTATTTTCTAACCAAACTTTATTTTCAATAGATATTTCTTCTTCTGACATATTTTCTTTCTTTTTTGTATATTTGCATTCCCATAATATACTTGCTAGACAAGCAGTTGTGATGATGATATTTTCACTAGTATTCATTAATTCTTCTATTGAAATTCTTGGATTATTATAAAAATGTCTATCGGTATTATCTTCTTTTTTACCTTTTGAAGTAGATATTGATATTAATTTATTTAATTCCTTTACCCCTTCGTAGTTCTTGGCATATAAACCTATATGATATCCTCTTTCATTAGCTTCTAATTTTGTACATAGATATAATTCAATACCATGTATATATTTTATTCCTACTTTATCACAATCTTGTTTCTTTTTAACCCAATCGTAGATACCTCCATGATTTGAAAAAGCAATTGCTTTCATGCCTTGTTTTTTAGCAAGTTTAATATATTCTTTGTATGAACTGCATGAATCAGCGTACCCATTACAATTACTTGTATCATCGTGTAAATGATAAACCGTATAATTCCCCATCTATATCCTCCTATAAAATCTCATCTAACCAACCAAAATCTTCTGCTATTGATTTATCTTCAATTGCCTTTATACCATTTTGGAAATCCGCTTCATCTAAATATTTTTTATAAGGCATATGGTGTAAACTACTGTATCCACTTAAATTTGCATGAAAATAACTGCTATCTCTCGTAACATCTTTCCAAAATAAATTTTTATTTTTTGTTTCTTTAAATTCTTTCTCTTTTGCTATAATTTCATCTATAATATTTATAATATTATTCTTATGTTCATTAATAATTTCTTCATTTATTTCTACTTCAATATAACAATCATCTATTTCAAATGTATCTTGAATTTCTTGGGGTAGACATTCTATCCCATTTGTATTAATCATTTTTTGTAGATAATTTTCTATTTCATCTTCTGAATATCCAAAATGTTTCAGCCACGTTTTAGTATTAGATTGTAGTTTTTCACCAATAGCATTCCTTTCTATTTGTCTGATCTTTTTATCACCTTTTTTTTGCGTATATGTAACATTGACATACTTCATAAAATTAAATCTAAGAATAATATCCTCGTAAGGCATATTTGATTTTTGATGCATACCTTCACCATATATAAGTAATTGACCTGATTTTTCAATTAATTTTTTACCTGTATAAATAGAACTTGTTTTATAATCAGTAATAATTATTTTCTTTTTTTCATCTCTTATTTCTACATGTAAAATATCAATATATCCTTGTAGATAATGCTCTCCTAAATTAATTAATATAAATGGTTCAATAATAGGTTTATCAGTCATTTTTTTATAATTTATAAAATAATGTCTCATACAATCTTCATATTTATTTGCTATTTTTTCATTTTTCTCTTTATCACTTCTATCATATAATAATCCCATCGTATTAAATTCAAAAAGTTTTTCTTCATATAAATCTAATAACTCTTGATTAGTGAAATTATTAAAATAAGCATCTTGTGATATCTCATGTGCAACATTCCCCGAAATCCCATATATTGAATCATTTCTATCCTCATCTATATGTAAAATATAATGAAGCATATATCCATAAGGATCTTCTATGTATTTTTCTATTCTGCTCCATGACCACAATCTACTAACGCCCAAATCTTTTTTTATCTTCTCTAATTCTTCATTTGTTTTTCGCATTTTTCCTTTTCTAACTCCTTTAAATATTCTTTATGTTCTTTTTCATCATATTTTATTTTATGTTTTAATAGATAGTTATAAATTTTATTAGGTTTGTCTGTTGGTGATTCTTTATCTTTTAATAAATCATGTTTATCATATATATAACTAATATCTCGGATGCCATAAAATCTCTCACATTCAGAGCGAATATGTTTTAATGAAATACCTTTATCGTAAGCAATTATAATACTAACATTAAGACCAATAAGAATCTTAACTTGCTCATCACTTAAATTATGAGAACCGATTGCTACGGTGGTTTCATCTAATCTACTATGTCGTTTTAACACATTTTTCTCCGATTCTAAAACTACACAACATCCAGCTTCTTGTATGCCTTTATAGTTTTCTTGAAGGCCATATAGATTTAAACTTTTTAAATAGGGTTTAAGGGGATAATACTTAGCAATATCAAATAAATCAAAATTCTTTATCGTAGTTCTTCCAATAATTCCTATGTAGTCATCTTCTTCCCCTGCCCAATACCTTATTGGAATAACAATTCTTTTATGTTTGTAACTATATCCAATATTAAATCTTTTACGGGTAAACTCCATAATTCCATCTTCTTTAACCCAATCAACATACAAAACAGGTTCATATTCTTCAATTATTGTATTGTCATAAATCTCAATATCATTGATATTAACGGATTTCCTTTTGCGTTTAATCTTTTTAAATATCTCTAATGGGTCAGTTTTATCTTCTTCTTGTTTAGATTTATTTTTTGTATTTTTATATTGATATTTTAGTCCTAATAATTTATGTAAATATTTATTTGCTTCTACAAAAGAAATATTTTTTATACTCATTACAAGAGTAATTAAATCACCACGAACAATTTCACTATCAGATTGAAATATAGTTATTTTTAATGTATTTTTTTTTATAGATACATTATTTTTAGAATTATGATTAGGCAATCCCGATCTATATTCTTTCGTGTATTCTTTAATAGAATGTAAACCTAAATTTTCTAATATTAAATATATATATTTATTTTCTATAATATATTGTTTTAATTCTATAGAATTCATATAAGTCACCTAATTATTTATTATTTCATTGCCTATATATCTATATTCTCCAAAGTATTCTTTTTCCGCTTCTTTTCTTACATCCACGGCATCTTCAAAATTATCATATTGTCCTAAATTTATCACTTTGCCATTTACAATAATTCTTGCGACCCATTTTTCATCTCTACTATGCCAACATACACCAGTAACACCAGAAGTATTATTAGACATTAAAACTTTATTCATCCCATTTTGTGAAGTAGTTACAATTCTCAAAAATTCTTTTCTATTATCTAAAGTATCATGAAATTTATGGTCAACATCCATATTGTCTGGGCAATTCATAATTAAACGATGAATATATATTATTTTATTAGTATCATTATCTCTATTATAAAGATATTCATTATCATCTTTACTCCAACAATAATCTTTAATTAAATCATAATCTTCTAAATCAAAGTAAAATGGTTCGTTTGTATTAGAAGTATATCCTATTCCATATTCACCGGATAAATCATATGTATTATATTTTTTCATTATTATACTAGTTATTTCTTTTTGTAAACATCCACAAGATTGTGTGTTGCCCATTTTTTAAATTACTAGCAGAAACAATAATTTTATTATTACATTTACATTCACACAACCATTGAGAATGTCTACTTTTATTTTTACCTACATAAGCAATAACTTTTAATCTTCCAAAAACTTGCCCAGATATATCTATAAGTTTTCCCAATAATTTTTCTCCTTTTTACTACCAATCAACCGCACAATGGGTAATACCCACTTCTTTCATTATATTGCGTGACATATCATGTTCTATAACTATTTGATAGGCGTTAGCACTACCCTCTCTATTTTTTATAATAAATACAATCTGATATCTTTTATCACTATCTAACTTAACTGGCAACTTTGTTTTACTACTCTTTCCTTCAAGTCTAAAAACTTTTAATGCGTTTTTACCTTCAGAATATTCATCTTCTAAAACATCTCTAATCATAATACATGTACTTGCTGGATCAATTATATTTTTTGCCACTCCAATATTATCCTGCGTATAATATCTTTGTTTAGCACTACCTTTTGCTAATTGAAATGTAATCATAATATGCAAATTTTTTGATTCAGGTTTAACCGCATCATAAATATCAACCATAGATTGTTGCATTTCTAACCATGAATTATTAGTTACTTTCCCCGCATCCATTTTAAATGTATCAAGTAAAAAGTATGAAATTCCCATGCTGGAATATTTTTTTATTACTTTTATAGCTTTTGATGTTTCATATTTTTCAAATGGAATTAAAATAATAGTATGGTTATCGGCTTGTTCTTTCAACCATTTTGCACTATCTTTTAATATTTGTATTACTTCATCACTATATTTTCCATCTCTAACAATATATTTTTGTAAGTCTTTTTTTAATACGTTATTAGCAATATATACCAACATTTCACGTTGCCATTTCTTTTTTCCATCTTCATTTAACATGATAACGATTTTTTCTTTTTCTTTAATAATACTAGGTATAACAACTGACCTTGCAAATGTGCTTTTGCCTACATTAGATAAACCACCAATTAATGTAATATTACCAACTAACATACCACCTGTTTCTTTATTTATAAGGGGTAAATTATAAAAAGGTAATCCTACTGCTAAACCTTTATTTAACTCATCAATTAATTCATCGATACCATCAGTTATGGAATAACTTTGTACATCACCTTCAATATTAACAAATACATGATTTAATTGTGCATCATAAAATTTGTATATATCTTCTGCACTCATATCTACAAATTGCTTAATCTTATCATGAATGGGAAATCTTCTTGCAAGTAATTGTAATACTGCGTTCCATTTATTTAATTCATTAATATATCCACTTATATTTTCAATATTTACATACTCTTTAGATTTATCAATGGTATCATAACCACCGTATTCATCATATTTTTGTTTAAGTTTAGGATGTTTTTCAAGATATAATCCAACAGTGATATCATCTAAAGATTTTTTTCCTTCTTTTATAATAATGTCATAACCGATTTGCCAATAAACTCTCCAGATGTTACTACTAAAACTTTTAAGATTCAATTTATCGTATGTAAAATATAAATCAGAATTCTTATATAGAATTGCAACTACATTTGCCTCACAAGCTAATTTGTATTCTTGAACTTGCTTACTTGCTTTGATTAATTCAATTTCAAGCGCAGTTAATTCTTCTTTCTTTTTTTCTGCCATCTACTCACCATCCACTACCACAATTCTTTTAATTCATCGTTAAATATCTTTTCTTTTGTTTTACTTTGATATTCCGCACCTTCATATGTAACATTTTTTAGATCAATCTTTTCGATTTTTTCTTCAGACTTTACCCGTTGCGCCAATCTATTAACTACATCATTTATATCTTTTTCAATTATTAACATTATGGTATTAAATTTATGTTGCTCATTTTGAAAACCAGATGATTTTACTATTTCCTTTATTTTTATTTTGTTTATTTTGAAGGTATACAATATATGACGATATTCATATTGAGCCATAGGTTTAACATATTTATTTGCCATAAATTTACCTTCAGATAAACCTTTTAATCGTAAAATCATATATTTAGGTAACGATTGTGTGCTATATTCAAATATATCTTTTTTTATGTATTGATAAAGTTCATCAAAATTTTGTTTTTCTTCTTGTGTCATTTTAGCCATACTTTATAATTCACCTACTTTAAAGAATAAGAGGGGATATACCCCTCTATTTAATTAAAACTAAACAGTCTTAATAAACTCAACAAACTCTTGTAATTTGCCGATATCAGCAGAATCTAGTTCTTTAGCTGATAATTCTAACTCTTTCATTTTCTTAGTTATTTTAGATACCTTTTCTTTATCTTTTTCGCCAACTATTATCGCCATTAATTCTTTAAATTCACCTATTAAATTTTCTTTTAATTCTACTTCATTTTTTTGCTGTATCTCTTCTTTTTTCTTAATGGCAATTTCCTCTACAATTTTATCCTTTTCAACTTCTTGTTGTTGCCTTGTTTCCTCAATTGATTTTTTATTAGGTTGTTTTTCATGCTCAATTTTAATAGCATCTTCCACAGCTTTAATAAATTCATCAGAATCAAAAATTATTGAATCAATAATTTCAGAAAATCTTGATTTAGAATCGATATTAAAATTATCATCTCTAAATGTAATCTTCCTAATTTCAGCACTTACTTTTCCTTGAATCTTATCTTTGCCGTTAAAATCTTTTTTGCCAGTTTTCTCTTGAATTATTTCTCTGTCAATACTCGCAACACCTAGTATATGTAACTTTGTTTTAAGTGCATTAAAATAATTATATTGCATGTTTGTGGTTAAAATATCATAATCCATGCCAGATACAGGATCATTCATTGTTCTTTTTTTCGTATGTCCAACTAAGAACATGGCAACCCCTACTCTTTTCAGTTCCCACATTCTTTCCATGATTAAATCTATAGTATATTTTTCTCCTTCGCCATAACCACCCCATGCTTGTTTTATGGTTTTTGCTTCTCTCTTTTCCTTCTTACTAGGATTTTCTCTTACTTCTTTATTATAAAGTCTTATAGCTTCGGGTTCTGATATTCTAATTAATTCATCAATTGTGTCCCATATAATAACTTTTAAATCTTTATAATCTGTGAGTTTATTCTCAATTATATCTTCTGTGAATTCATCAAATGTATCCCAATCAGGGATATCTTCATAAATTGCACCAGCAATTGCATCTATACCATCTTCACGACCAATATTAGCTATTATGTATCCATTTTCTCCAACCAATGTTTCGCAAACTTCTTTTGCTAAAGTTGTTTTGCCTACTCCTGATTCCCCTATAAGACCAATATTATAAGCTAATGGATCAATTTTAATTACATTTTTCTTACCGAATTTTCTCAATTATATACTCCTTCCATATTAACGCATTATTATTTTTGCTAAAGGGTGAAATCAATCACCCTTTAATATTAAAATTATCCAATTTGTTAAAAGGGTATTTCATCCAATAATGCGTCCAAATCATCTAAACTATATTCCTTATTTTCATCATCACTCTTAGATGAGGTTTTATTATCACTCTTTTTACTATTCTTATTATCATCTTCATCTTCATCTTCGTTCTTAACCAATTGGCTCAAAAATACCAAATCATCAAATTTATATTTATCATCTGTTCGCATAATAACAGGTGTTTTTTCATCACCTTCACCAACAATTCTAATTACTGGCTTTTTAATAACCATTTTCTTTTCTCTTGAGTTGCCTACTGCACATTTAGCAAGAGCTTCTTCTTCTGTATATGCACCTAATTCAATTAATTCTTTGATATCCTCTGGAATATCATCAAGAGTAATGCTAACTTTTGCTTGACCTTCAACAATATTTCCGTCAACCATAATCTCGTTAATATTGTCTTTCTTAGCCTTAAACAATTTATTAAGAAGTTTTGTGCCTTTTTCTATTTCTGCTTCAGCAACTTCAAATTGAAATACTTTTGTGAATACAACATTCTGCTTAATTTCTTGCTTACTTACACCATATTTTCCAACATAATCAATAATGTATGCTGTAATCGGGAAAGCACCAATTTCCTTATCATACTTACCAACGCTATCCTTATCAATAAGAATTGTCTGTTGGAATGTTGCTGAATACTTAGAAGAATCTTCTGCTTTAGATAAAAATACAGAATTTACTTCCTTCTTAATTTGAACATTACCTTGATATTCGGAATACTTTAAATTACCTTTAACATTTATTATTGTATCCTTTTCAAGATGTTCCTGAATATATGCAATTGCATCATAAGCAGATAAAAATCTCTTAATAAAAGTCTTATCTTTAGCATCTTTTTCAAGTCCCACAGTAATAAAACACTGTTTACCTACTTGGTTGATTATATCTTCATCAAATCTATCATCCCAATCAATAGTAAATCTATTTTCATAATCATCTACTTCTTTACCATTATCATCTTTAATTCCATAAACATAAATTACTGAATCATTAACACTACTATATCCACCCATCATGTCACAATAAACAGTATTGCCATTACCGCAATCTACTCCAAGATTCATATTATTATAATTCCATCCTGAATTAGATGATTCATCGATTTTGAATGTATAATCATTAATCTTAGCCTCACCTATTAATTGAAATGAAGCCTGACCTTTCTTTAGAACGGACTTTTCTTCTTTTTTTGCCATATGTAATTATATTCCTCCTAATTTTATTTTATATTTTTATTTAATCCTCATCATTATCTTCAACTAACTTTAAACTACCTTCAACCATATCAATGATTCCCCATATCTCGGTATGTCCTTCGCCAACAGGAATCATTTCAACTTTAACCTTTTCAGGTTTTGTTCCTTTAAACCCAGTTACAATTCCTATTTTAACTTCAGCATTTGCTTCTGTAATAAAGGTAATCTTGTCACCTTCAGAAATAGTCTGAATATCACCTTCTTCTATAGTAATTTCAATTGATTTATAAGGTGTTGCAATAATATCTATCACTTATGTATTTCCTCCTTTCTTTAGTAGTTCAACTTAGCAATTTATTTTAAAATAAACTCTTATATAGAAATTTATATAAGACTAATTTAACCCCTAAATCAACACCAAACTTCTGATTTATCATGATTTTCGGACTCGCAAACCCCGTTATATTGGGATTTGTAATTTGGTAAATTTTGATCTTTTGTCATGATTTCACACTTCTATATAATTATATTACATGTTCTAATATAATACAATATATTTATTTTATTATTTTAACAGCATAGCAAGTAAATTTACCTGCCAATCATTTCATTAAAACTCTGCTCTGAGATAATTGGCACATTCAGTTCCTTCGCCTTTTTATTCTTACTGAAACTAGAAGTATAGTACCAATTAATAAATCTTTTAAATATATAATTAAATCTTTCTTTATTATTATAATCTTCTTCATACATCCATATAAAACCACCTGCTCTATAATACTTATTTGTTAATTTACAACATTGAATAATATTTTGACTTTTAATATTTAATTCTTTTTCTGCGTCAATTACACCATCATATCTATTAATATAATTAAATATATTATTATTATATTCTAACTGTATTATTGGTTTTTTATGAGAATTACCCATAATAATTTTTGTCTCATCCGTATGCTTAACCCCTAAAGGACTACTTGCAGTAGGAGATTCATTATACCCATATAAAGGATTATAAGGTTTATAAATATCAAAATAATACTGCTCTTTTTCAATTAATAAATTATTATCTTCAACATATTCTATAACCTCAAATTTAAAATTACCACCCCCATATTTATTCCATGAATTTTGCAAGTAGATTGAATGATGATTATTATTTTGTAATAATTGAATATGAGCTTTCCATCGTATATATACATTTACAGCACTACCGATATATATCTTATTATTTATTATATTTGTTATTTTATATATGCCTGATTTATATTTTTCTGCAATCATATTATTATCTTCATCGAATGGTTTATAAAAATCATGTATTTTACTTTCATGTTTATTCTTTATAGTTTTCTCCAACAGTTCATTTCTTGTCAAAAATAAATCATTAATATCAATATCTCTTTTTAATCTAGTAATTATTGTTGCTATTTTAAATCCAGTAATTTTACTCCATTCTGAAATAGTATGTGTTTCATTATTATAAGTAATAAAAATCATTTTGTTTTTATCAAAATTACTATTATCAATATATTTAGACCACGTACAATTAATTGGGCTAAAACAGTCATCTGCGTTTTTTCTATTGATAAATAATTCTTCTGTATAACCATTATCCATTGCCCAATTATAAAAGTTTATAAAACCAGTTTCTTCATCTAACCATTCATTAGAAACAATTATTCCACGTTCGCCATAAAACTTGTATGATCTATTTTTAATATTGTAACATTTCCCTATCATTTTATTCCAAATATTATAAATCCTAGTGTGTGTCATACCATGTTTTTTATTTATCCCTTTAGCGATACATCCGCAACTTTTTGTTCTTCCTCTTTTTAAATCTGTATATGCCACTTTAATAATTTTATCATTACCACATAAACATTCACAAATACAATATGTTTTATCGCCTTTTACTGATATTTGTTCGACAACTTTAAGTTTATTAAATATTTTACCAACTACATTTTCTGCTTTCTTCAATTTATATTCCCAATCATCTTTATAAACTCATCTTCACTAAGCATCTTAACTCCATCCTTACGAGCCTTATCTTCTTTTGTACTGCCCTTAACTGATCCAACAACCAAATAATCAAGACTCTTAGCATATCCACTTGTAAACTCAGCATCTAAACCTTCTATGATTGCTTTAAGTTCATCTTTTTTGTAATTAAGAAAGGTTCCGGTAGCGTAAATCTTCTTCCCTGTAAACGGATTATTGGTATTAGATACTTCTTTCTTTTCTAGTTGTTTGATATTAAGATAACCCATTAATTCTTCAAGTAAATTAAAATTACTAATAAAACTATCAATAATATTATCACCAATACCAACAATACAACGCAATCTATCCCTAGTTTCAACTTCAAGAGAAGTTTTTAAAGAACCCCATGTTTCAAACTCTTTAGCAATATCTTTACTTACTTTTCTACCAACTAATTCAATACCACTTGCATAAATTGCTTTATCAAAGTCACAATTTCTAGCAGATTGAATATTATCATAAATCTTTTTAGCAGATTTCTTTGCAAAACCGTCTAATCTTAAAATTTGTGCTTCTGATACATCAAAAATATCCCAAGGATTATTAATAATATAACCTGCGTCCATCATCTTCTGAATACTCTGTTCACTTAATCCATCAATATTAAGAGCGTCACGACCAACCATATGTTTAGTTCCGTAAAGTAGTTTTGCTTGACAAATATCATTAGTACAGAATAATTGGTCATTAACTAATTTTAACTCTGTTCCGCATGAAGGACATATATTCTCCATTACAATCGGCCTACTATTTTCAGTTCTTTCACATTTAATAATAGCAGGGATAATATCATTTGATTTTACTACTAATACCCTATCACCTATTTGCAATCCTAAAGCTTCTATATATCTTTCATTATGTAATGTAGCACGTTCTATGGTGCTTCCTAATATATTTACTGGTTCCAATTCACCTACGGGTGTTACTCTGCCTGTGCGTCCTGTTTGCCTAGTTATAGCTTTTAATATAGTCCATTCTCCTTGATTGGGAAATTTATAAGCTACAGCATTTTTAGGGTGATGCCCTGTTTCACCAAATACATTCAAAGCATCTGATTTATTAGATTTAATAACTAATCCATCAATTTCATAATTTAAATTTGAACGATCAAAGTTTTCAATAAAACTAACGGCATCATCTATTTCACTACAATTCCAGATAGTATTTGCTTCGGGAATTTCATAGTAATCTTTCAATTCTATTAACTGTTGCATATGAGATGATTTAGAACCCACTAATTCATAAGCAATAAACTTCAAACCTTTTGGAATATTGGTATTATCTTTATTTCTCAATAACCCTGCTATTGCATTTCTAGGATTCTTATATAACTCTAATCCTTCTAATTCTCTTTGCTTATTAATTTCATTAAATACTGAAATAGGCATTATCGCTTCACCACGAATAGGATAATTATAAGGATTGTTAGTTCGTACAAATTTCATAACATTAAAAGTCACATCTTCGCCAATAGTACCCGATCCCCTAGTTACTGCTTTACCATCTTTATATATAACTAAAGTTAAACCGTCATATTTAGGTTCAATCACCACGGGATATAGTCTTTCTATTTCATCTCTTGCTTGTTCAATGGTATTAATCTTTCCTAGTGATTTTATAGATGTTGTATGAGTATATTTTTTAAATTGTGCTTCACCTGGGACATAATTAATTTCTTCTAATCCAATAAGTAATAAGTATTCTGATTTTAAAGCATCATATTCTGCATCAGATAATTCAGGGGTATCCCTGTTGTAATATAAATCATCATGGTAATCTAATTGTTGTTTGAGATTTTGTATTTGATCCATATCAACTCTCCTTTCATCATGTATTATTAGTATAATATATGGTTGTTGTATTGTCAACTTATTTATTTTATCTTTTTAATAATATTATGATTTACCAGCGTATTTCCCGTAATACTTCTGACGCATTTTTTCAGCATATTCTCCAGCCTCATCTACATCATCAAACCATCCTAACCTAGTATTCTTACCATTAATACTTAACTGTACTACCCATTGTTCTTTTGATTTAACCCAACAAACATTTCTATATCCCGATTTATTATTAGAATTTTTACTTTTTCTATTTGTAGCATTATTAGGCATCGTAACAATTCTTAAATTATATTTTCTATTGTTTAAAGTATCGTGATCTTCGTGATCAACATAATACCCTTTTATTGTATTAGCGATAATTGTTTGCAAACCATAGGAAACTAATTTAGGTTCACCATCTACCATTTCCCATCTTGTCGAGCAAGCATAATATGACCTTGTACCCCTGTCATATTTTGCACACCATCTTAAACCTAATGTTTTAATTCGTTCTAAATCTTCTGTATCTATAGCAGTAATAAAATCTTCACCTTTAAGTGATGTCATTATTATTTTTGTAATATCATCTTCAATTATGTAATCATTAAATTTACTATTATACAAATCATTATTAGCAATTTTTTGAGCAATTGTTTCTTTGTATTTATCTTTATTGTTTAAATAATTATCATGCCCATTTTTAGAACGACATTTCCTACAGTTATCATTAAACCCATCTTTTTTACTTTTACATTTACCAAAGTTATCAAGATTTGCTTCTAACCATTCTCCACATAATTTACATTTTTTATATGGTATATCATTTATTTTTTTATTATAATCTTTGTATTTTTTATAATCCAGAGTGTCATCTTCTTTCTCAAAGTTAAAACCAAAGTCAGGTTTTGTTTTAATCTTCAACTCTCTCTAAAATATAACCAACTATTTTCTTTTCATAAAAATTCATTGGACAATGATCAGATTGACCTAGATAATCTAAAAATCCATCTATAAAATGATGCTTGATTTCATCTGGTTTAAATTCTCCGCATTTAAAGTATCTGTCTACTTCTTCTTGCCCTTCAGATAATATATCTTCATAAAGATCAGTTTCATCATTTATCTCATAGTAACCCCAATCCTCACCTATAATAGATGTTTTAAATTTCATAATCTCTCCTTCCTTTAATATTAATAGCAAATCCACGTTTGGTCATGTTTTTCGACTCCACGAATCCCAATATAATGGACTTTTAAAATTTATTATTTGGGTTGATTTAACTATATGTGCCTAAAATATCCTTTTTTAAAAGCACAACATTTTTTCTTCAATTCACCAACTAATAATTCGTATTTCCAAATATTTTTATCTTCAATTAACTTATCTTGTTTTCTAGTTAGTTGCATATATTCTCTACTAGCATTTGTAATATCGTCTGTATTTTCAAAATCAAATATATTTTCATTTATACTCTGCTCATCCTTTACAACTTCTGGTTTTATTCCAGTTTTATAATAAATAAATGCAGCTTTTTTAATTGATTTTGTTCTCATAACATCACCTCGCCTCATCAATATTTTTTGTAATTGAGTATTAAGTATTTTTATGATATCTTTATAAAATTTATAATTTGTGCGGCATTATATTTATATTCTAAATCTGTAAATTCTTTATTAAGTCTATCAATAAGAGAAATTTCAATGTCTTGAATTAATTTTCTAGTTATTGGTTCATCAGTAGTAATAAAATCATTTAATATAATGGGTCTTGTGCTTGCTTCTGTACAAGCGGCATAGGATACAAAGTATTTTTGTTCTTTCAAAAACTCTTGAAATACATATCCCATACATTCATATGTACATTCTCTTTCATTAACATTATTTTTTTCCATATAATCAATTATTGCTTGATGCCCAATCGTCATAAATTGGTTATACAATTCTTCTCCTTGCGCTACAATCCATGCTGGAAAATCCATATCAAAAGTATCATCACTTCTTATAAATCCACCATCATTAACATGAAACTTATCGTATTCTGGATTTTCAAACATTTTCTTTTCTACATCCCACCATTCTGATCTAATTGATTGAATTTCTTCTGTAGTTAGTGATGACAATACTCTTTTTAAATTTTCATACTGTTGTTCGCTAGACACATAATTTTGATCCCCTTTTGCTTCCCTAATAACTTCCCATAAATTTTTACTCATAATACATTACTCCTTTTTATTTTTTATTTTAGTCTACTAACTCAACAACTATCCCAAATTTATTCTTTAAATAAATACCAGATTTAATGTCCTCGCCTTTAGGGATTAAAATAACATTATTAGAATCCGTTGATAGTCTGACTTTACTTTTACCATCTTCATTTACCATTTCGTGATTTAACGGAATAAAAATATAATCTACATCATTGATAAAATTCCTTGATAATTTGATTCTTTCCATAATTACTTCCTTTCTTATTTCCTTATTTCCTTATTATTAATCAATTATATTTTCTTCGATTTTTAAATTAATATTAAAATATGCATATCCACGAATAATTCTTTTTTGATAACCTATTATTTTTTGAATTTTATTTTCTATAAAATCATATAACATATTTTCTTCATTGCTTATACAATCATCTAATAAATTGATAATATCCATAATACCTTCAGTATTATAAATAATATTAATTTCTCCATATTTTATTTCACAATTAATCCAAAATTCTTCATCCTTATTACTTGGTTTATACCTAAATAAATCATATTCATTATTATAACGAAGCTGTGATAATTTAAATAAAACATTATATAAAGATAATATTTTTTGCTGGAGTTCTTCAATCTCAAAATTTTTACAATTGATTATTACTTTATCTACGTCATATACTGAAAAATTAAGAATATTTTTTAACGTTTGATTATTTAAATCTAAGAAATTAAGTGTTTTTATTTTATTCTTTTTCATTTATATATTTTCTCTTTCCTATAATATTATGCTACTTTATTTAATGCTTTCAATTTTATTATAATTAACCCTGCATCATAACAATTTGTAATCTTAAATTCTTTTAACAATTCTGGTTTCCCTAATTTATGCGCTAATTTTATAATAGTTTTCACTTGACCTATTGTATATGGTTTATGTTTTAATTTATCTTCCTTTTTTATTTTATTATTATAATATGTATTATTATTACTTGCATATCTATTGTATTTATCTCTTGCCCATTTTTTATTTCTATTTGCTGTACTATTCCAGTTAGGGAATGACATATTATAATTCCTTTCATTTATTAAGTTATATAACGTGATATTCTCCATTTACCATCATAAAAATTATGAATCCATTCTTCCCAGTTTTGTTGAAGAGTTTGTTTTATTTCTTCTTCAGTCGTATCATCTTCAAATTCAAAATACTTTTGGCACATCGTACCACTACCACCTTGGGCAAAATGAAATTCTACCATCATTTTTTTCATTATTTTCTCCTTATTAATTTTATACCTACCACCCACCCTAGTAGATAATTTTATTTATTTTATATAGTTTTACATAAAGGTTTATGTATATTTAATACCCTAACATCAAACCCCTTTTCGGCTTTTAAAATATCATATAATGATCTTCCAAATCCCTGAGCATCAATATATAAGATTACATAATCATCATTTTTAAATATATTTTTTATTGAAACTGCATAATCTATCATTGATAAATTAGGATCATTAAGAATATATATAAAATTTCCACAATAAATATTTATTTTTATACGTTGAGTATCTTGTAAAATAGATATATCTACATATGCTATTTTTTCTTTTATATTACTAACTGGTTTTATTTCATATCTTCTATTATAATCATTAAGTAAATTTAATACTTCTTTATATGCGTTAATTAAATTTTTATATGTACCATAATCTCTATCTTCTCTAGTTTGTTTTAATTTAGGAGTTAAAGCATCTATTTCACCTTTTAAAGTGTTAATAACTTTATCTTTAAATTCATTTTTAGGAGTATAACTATCTCCCCATTTTAAATTTTTATACTGAGATAGACTAAGATTTTTTAAATATTCTGCCATATTTTGATTACATCGAAACCATAAATCATCTATAAAGACAATATCATTCATTCTTAAAACATCTTTTATTTTTTCAATACCTTTAATTTCTTTAACACAGTCTTTACAAATTAACATTTTTGAATCATAAATAGAAAGATTTGATTTATAAAATGAATTATCTAAATTCTTTTCTATTCCACATTCAATACATTCTCTTTTAAAATTACCGTCAGGTCTTCTAAATAATTTTGGCATATTGTTTCCTCCTTGATGTCGGTCATCACCCATTTTTATTTATATTAACCCTGGTGGGTAGGGGTAATACCTTAACTAACCTTTAACCATCCATCACCATTTTTATTTAACCCTAATAAAACATTAGTTTCTCTAACCCTTTTATATAAATCACTATTTGGTTGTTTTGCTTGATGTTTTGAATTCTCCCAATAAACATCTATTATATTATTGTTTTTATAATCTACAACCATATAGAATCCACAAAATGTATATCTTACTTGATAATCTTTAGATGAAAGTACCTTTATGCTCGTAGTATTATGTATTAGCGAACTTAATTTTCTTTCTACAAACTCCTTTGGTTTATTACGGCAATTTTTAGCTTTAGAACAGAAATAGTTATATGCCGGATCAGTCATTGTATAAACTTGAATGTTGTTAATTATCATACAAGAACCTCCCTTTTTATTTATATTGTATTTTTATATTATACTTTTATTAAAAGGATGTCAAGTAATTTATTTTCAATAGACTTTTTTATATTTTCTCTTCTTTTTGAACTCAATTATCCTCTTTTCTATAATTTTACTATATTCAGATAATGCTATCTCTTGATCTTCATCAGAAAACTCATAAATTTCATCTTTATCTGGATCGTAGTAATAGAAACATGAATCAACATCATTATAAATACATCTATCATCATTTTCTTTATCTATATCTCTGCAATAATGTTTTACCGCACAAACATCACATATACAAATTTCATCCCAATCAATCTCGCTCATACTTTATTACCAACTCCTTTTAAAAATTTTAACTTGTGACCAAACGGACATTCTGTAATGATTTTTGGCTTCAGGAATCCCAATATAACGGGGTTTGTAAAATCGTAAATTATACTATATTTGGTATTTTTGCGTATATTTTATAATTTTAGTTACGTAATCTTATATTTCCATCGTTCTACCTGAGAATGACAGCAATAATCCAAAGTTACAGTTTTTATATCGCAACCATTATTTTTAGACCAGTAACATTTATCGCAAAATCTTTGCCTAAAATCTTCTATAGTTATAACTTCTCTATCGTCTTTCATAACATCCCTCCACCATATGATAAAGTCGTTGTTCTGTAACAACTTAAATTTCTTCAAAAATAACATCCTTAAATCCTAAGTTTATAATCTCCTTTTCGATATTTGTTTTTGCACTTACCATCGCTTCATCATAAAATTCTTTATTATTATTAATATTATCAGTTACTTTATTTTGTGATTCTTTTAGGATTTCTTTTACATCTTCTGGTGAATAATTTCCTACCCATGCGCTTTTATTACTAATAAGATTACTACTATCAGTATTTAAACTTATGTATAATAATTTCATTTCACTTTTTGGTATTTGAATAACTACCGTATCTTCATAAAACTCTTTTACAATAATGCTATCGCTTTCAATACCTATACCAAAATCATAATAAAGTTCAACATCTAATTCTTTATGTCCATACCATTTATTATTCAAAATCACATCCGAATATTTAGTAGTGCCTTTACAACAAATTCTCGTATCGGTTTTTTGAAGCTGGTCATAAATAATTTCAGGATTTTGAAGTTTTAATAATTCTAATCTTCGTTCTTCTTTTTCTTGTTGTTGCTGTTTTATTTCACTTAACTGATCCTCTAAGGTATCAGTTTGATTTTCGGTGACTCTATTATGTATTTCTTGATAAACTCCAATAGGTGTTAAATTGTAATTATAATAGCACCAACCATATACCCCTAAAGTGATTAATAATAAACAGATTAATAATTTCTTCATACTGTATCCTCCATGAATTTAATATCCATTGTGATTAAATCATTTTCAAATGTATTGCCTAACCAATTAGCAATTTTGGATCTTATTTCATTAATAATTTGATTCTCAACTATTGTTTGGTTTTTTCTTGTATAGTAAACTTTATATTGTTCTTTTACATCTGCGCTAAGTTGAAGGTTAATATTTAATTTCATGTTGTTCCCTCCTTTTTATTACGAAATGATGTATCTATAATAAGTATTAAAACTTATTCATTGCATCATCTATAGGTTTAATTTTTGCTCTGTATCCTCTAGTAACTTCATTAAATCTTTTTGATTCTTTCCTTCCTTGTGGTAATAAGAGCATTAATTTTATCATTGATTTTTGATACCATTTTAAATCTATACCAAATGAAGTTATAAAGTCATAGTAATCGTTTTGTTTGTTTTTCATATACTTCTCCATTTCATTATAAATGTGATAGTTTATTCAAAAATATTCTTTATTTCTTTTACACTATCTGGATCAATATATAATTTTAATGTAAGCGTATTTTCTTCAATATCAAAACCACCATCTACATCTTCTAGTATTAATATAGGAAATCCCTCTTTATCATATATTATTCCATTCACTTGATTATCTTTAATAGCGAAACCCATATTAAACTCCTTTCCTTTTCAATCTCTTCTCAAATTCCACACAATCTGGGCAAATCTCATTCCATTTACTATCTGATACTTTTACACTTCTCCAACCATTGCTTTTCTTGTACTCTACAGCATCGGGAAAGGTGTAAAAGTTATGGGGAAATATTTCACCGCATGAATCACAGATAATTTTGTATGTATTATTTATTTTTTCAATCATTTATTATCCCTTCATACTGTTTTAACTGATTTTTCTACTTCCCAAATCTCATAATTTTCAGGTTCGTCATATTCTTTAATTGTTTCTTCAGCGTCATTTTTAATATCATAAATAAAAGCATCTTCAAGATAAGCAGTATTACAATCAGTTCCTTCAAAATCTTTTTCAATTTTATTAAAAATAATATATCCCTTTACGTTTACCTGCATATAATTATTCTCCTTTCTAAATAACATTATAGACTGTGATATGGTAATGATTTATTATCTAGGTAAAATTGACATTAAAACATTTCTCAAATCAATATTATCTACTTCTTCACCAGTTTTAATTTCCCTAATAGATAAATTATTTTGTATATTTATATCATCTTGGAGAGTAACTATTTTACCTAACTCAGTTTCCCAAACTATTCCTAAACATTTTGTTCGATCTGCAATAGCATATAAAGGTATACTTTCTTTCATTAGTGCCTCCTTTCTAAAACATCACAAAACGAGAATTTGATTCAAATATTGCACGTTAATAATCCCATTTTAACGGGCTTTTCTATTTTTGATTTTTGACGTTTTTATCATTTTCTGCCTGTTTTTATTTTTCTTTAAGATTTTCTTTCTTTTACTTGGGATGGATTCAAATACCCCATCCTCTTTAAGAATATAACCACTATTACCCATTGTTTAATCGTCCTCTATCCTTTTTAATCCCTCAACAACATCATGAGCGATGTCATTAATCATATCTGTATTTTGGATATAATCTGTCAATAAATCTTTGATCATATTTTCTGCTTCGCCAGTTTCTATAATAATTCTCATATATTCCTCCTTATCTTGAATCCCATTTTAACGGCATTTTTATTATTACTTTTAGTTATATCATGTATTGCATATATTTATGTTGTAATTAATACATATAATACTAACTATTACTTATATTTATATTATGTTTTTATTCAACATATAGGAAATTATTTACCTCATCAAATGCTTCAAAATAATGAAACCAACCATCTTCACATCTAATTTTTTCATCTAAAATATCAATAGAATCTACTGTATGTAAATCACCTTCTCCATCTTTTGCATAGATTTTGAGATATGTATAATCATTTACTAAATCATTCAGTAAACTTTTTAAAGTTATTCGTTGCATATTTAATCCTCCCACCATTTATATCTGTACCCTTGGAATCCTCTTACCTCGAAATCAAAGTTCTCATATCGCAAATCGTTCATGATTATATTGCAACCCTTATCCCAAAACCTATGAGTTACTTCACAATATCTATTGCTACCAAGTTCTATATCAACGACCATCATAGAACTTTCAACTTTATTATTCTTTACAAAGTAAACTCTATCACCAATTTTAATTTTCTTTGGTGTCTTACCCATTGACCACCATTGAATTGAATATTGGTTATTTTCAAAACATTCGGTTTCAAGATCATCATTTTTATATTCTGATTTAGGTATTGTAACTACAATATCCATACTATTAACCTTGATACTTTCTAAATAACTCACCCATAGTAATACCATTTATCTTTGCTAAATCTACTGCCAAGGCACAAATATTTTTCTCCATTGATACACCAATTTCATCACACATATATTCGAGTAAATAATTATATTTTCTATCTTCATAGTAACGGTCTTCTGGTTTTAATTCTTTGTTTTCTTCGATGTTTTCTAATCTGCTATCACTGTCCCAAGCTTTAATATAATGATGATTAATATTAAATCTTGAGATAGGATTACACATATTAGAACCCCTTGCCGATCTCCACCAACCCCAATTATCTTTCCAATCTTTCTCAGACATATTACATATCTTTTCAAAATCTTCATCTATTAATTCCCAAACTTGATAAACTTCTTGGTATTCATATTTTAAATCTTTTGATTCATATGTTTTCTTTGCGTCCATCCCAAGTTCTTCAAATGCTTTATCTAATTCCCCACCTAGAATTTCCTTCATAAAATTAATCTCCTCCCTAATTAAATTTCTTCAGCCACACAAATCCATTCTTGCTTTTCATCACTGAAATAAATTTCCACTCCAAAACTCATACCATTTTCCATAATTAAAGTGCTTTCATATTGATCGCCATCGGATATTTTTATTTTTTCTGCATCTAAATAACAATCTAAATGACCACAAAGATCATCAATAAAGTGACATTCCGCACTTTCTAAATCCATACTTCTTCCATTAACTGAATATTGTTTTTCAAATTTAGATTTATCCATAATAAATACCTCCCTTTTCATATTAATAATGTATATTCTGATTATAATTATTTTATGTAACTTTTAAAATCTAGATGCTTTAGCAATATACTCATCACTAATCCTACTTAAATTTCCTGTCATTGCTAAGTTAACTTTCTTAATCTCATATTTTATTCTGCCATTTTCTTTCCTAATAATATCTCCACATTCTAAATCAATACTGTGTAATTGCTTTTTCAGATTGCCTATTTCTTTTAATCTACTCTCAAATTCATCATCATCTGTACAAGTTATTAATCTTTCGCAGTTTGTTAAAATTCTATTCTTGATATCATTATATTTATTAACTCGTTCTAGCTTCTTTTCTTCAGATGTAACAGTTCTTAATTTGCCTTTAAGTTCTTCTATTTTGGGAGAATAATAATTAATAATATCTTGTCTAACTTTATTTGTATTTTTTAAACTATCTATGTGTTTTTCCTCTAAAAGATAAACTGAACCATTGGTAATATTTCTATTAAGAACTGCATATTTTTGATCTTGTATCCCTATGATTATACCAAGATTATTCTTTAACATTACCTCACTACCCGTTGAAAACAATATCACTTCTCCAACGTGATACATAAAATTACCTCCTCTCTAAATCTTATAAACCCCAATCTTTAGGCATCTATTTTTTAACCAAATGCGCCTTTGCTCATGATTTTAATATTAACAAAAACACCAAATTGCTTTATCACATTTATTACAGACAATACCGACTACATCATGCATTTCCCACAAATTAAATTTAGAATGATCTATTGTCGCATATTGCCCTTCATCTTCAGTAATATTAGCTTCTAACCCTGTTTCTTCATCAATAGTATTAAACTCCATTTCATTACCACAGTCACATGTAATTTTTATAATACTCACTCTCCTTCCTATCTTAATACCACAGGTGTCTTACCCTCATCAATTTCTTGAATCCCTTTCAACTTACCTAAATAATAAGCAAGCGTAATCATTCTCATTATCCTACTACTTTTAGTTTGATGTGATAATTTATCTAAGTAGGGGTTACTCAGTTCTTCTTCTGTAAAACTGTATCTATCTTCTTTTGCGTGTTTTAATGTTCTGTCGTAATGTCGTTTTAGTTTTTCATCGTTCCAGTTATGCAAAAGATCACCTCTTTAATTTTCAATTGGGTTTAACGCTTTAATAACTTTATTATGTAATTTCTTTGTCATTGCAGATGTTTGAGATTCTGTTGCTACATGAAACATGCACATATTTATTGATTCTCTAATTTTCTCAAACTTTTCAGCTTCTTTACCAAGAGTATAACCTTGTTTATTTGCTTGTTCTTCTAAAGAATCGCCCATAACACCATAACTAAATCCTACATTATTACTCATACAATTTATCTTCCTTATTATTTTATATTTTTGAATGAAATACAGTATTGAATTTAACTATTTAATCAATAGTCTTAATATCAACAGGAATCCACATTTTAGGATTATAATTCAATGTATATTGATAATTGCTGACATTTTTATACTGCTTTTGCTCAACAACATAGGTAACATTGTCACTAAGACCTATAAAATGTTTTTGGTAAAGTCCATTTGCATCTTCTACAGTAACTTCAAGTTGATGGTCTGTGTTGTCTGAGTAAATAGACATCTTTCCTGTCATTTGAAAAAGCACATCTCCTTGGATACAATTAATTACTGTTAATTGGCGAACAACATTAAAATTATCAGCTTCTTTAGAAAGGTTAGATGATACTCTTTCTGCTTGTGTGCAACCAGCTAGAGATGTTAATAAAACAATACATATAATTAATAGAGATATTTTTTTCTTCATTAATAATTTCCTTCTTTCATTTATATATTTTTATTTCTCTCTTCCATACACTCATTAACCACATTTGCTACCGCTATCGCCATCTTCCCTTTAAATATAGCATCTTGCTTCAATTCATTGCTTACCTTATCAAATAATCCACCATTATTACTAATAAGTGTTCTGGCAATTTTATGTGAAAATCCTTCTCTTATTGCTAACTTAAATTCATCTTTAGAAATTGCTTCATCAAAACTATCTGCAATGATTTTTCTTAACTCAGTTGATCTACTTTCAACTACATTGTTAACAAGTTTGGTCAATGGACTGCTATACCCACTTAGACAATCTTGAATTGCTTTTTGCATTGATGCCTGTAGAACCTGAAGAATATCTCTTTCTAAATAAATTGGTTCATGTTTTTTATCAACTTTTTCATTAACTGATTTAATTTCTTCTATCAGTTTTTTATTTTCTTGCTGAGTTTTTATAATTAAATTATATAATTCATCTAATGTTTTTTGTTCTTTACTATTCATATTTTACTCCTTTATATTTTTATATTTTAATCAAACACAATTTTCATGATGATTTTTAAAACGGAAATGCATTATGATGTATCCCATATTCATCAATCAAATTCATAAATGCTTCTGCATCATAAGCCATTGATTGATATAAGATTTCTCTTTGTTTATTTTCCGCTATCATAGAATTCATTGCTATTTCTGCTTGTAATAACTGCATCTTAAAATATAAGAGTTGTTGTAATTTATATGTATCGTCTGTCATATTATCTACCTTTCTTCTACAACATTATATTTATCTTTTATTCTTCTATATTCAAACAATCCGACATCTGCCAATGGAGTATTACATTCCTTACAATAAATCCAATAACAAGTACGATCATAATCCATATAACTTACTGAATAGCTTTCTTTATGTTCACATTTAATAAATTTTAATCCAGCTCCACACTTAGAACAATAATTATCTCCATGCACTACTTCTTTTCCACATTCACAATAATATCTTCCATATGATAATTTTGCTGTTTTAGTTTGACTATGTATTACATTAAATAAATTATTATTTGTTGTTAATTGCTCAATCTTACCTACTTGCATAAGTTACTCCTTTCTTAAAAGTTAACACCAAAGAGAAATTTGGAAGCAATATTTTAACACCAAGTATCATGATCATCACATGACCAATCATTATATTCTTGATTCCTATCTCTCTGTTTATTATTTTTTGCCTGTTCATATTTTTCTTTATGTAATTTAATAAATTCAATTGCATCTCGTTTTGTTTTACCTTTAAATCCAATTTGATAATATTCATTTAATAAATCTATTGCATACCATTGATTATCAGTTATCTCGCTCATATATATTCCTTTCTTATTTCATTACTAAACTAACTGTTTATTCATTTTTATTTTAATAGTTTTTCAAAATATTCATTTGTAGTTTCATCTTCTCTATTTACTTTGATTATCATGTCAAGATATTCATTACAATCTTTACAAAAATATTTACTAACATCATTTTTAAGGGTCGACAATGCATGAACATATCCTAATTTAAATACATTATAAAACTGATCCGATGGATACATTTTATTAAATAATTTACTTATTTCTTGATTAAGTGGATTTGCTTGACGTTTCTTTTCCATAATTTCTTCAATCATATTTAAGTATTCACTATCCATTATAAACTAGTTCCTCCTTTCAAATAACGTGATAAATCGTAGTTTTCATTTCAATATATTAACAAAATATGAATACATCATTAAGATCCCAAAAACTAAAACACCTATACAACAAAGCGTATCGAATTTACTAATTGTATCGGTTGGGAAACTAACACACTTCATACCACTATAAGGTATGAAATCAGGATGTTGAGCATTAATTTCACATCTATCTAAATATGCTTTATAACTCCAATAAGGATAAGTTTTTATAGCACAAGCAAAAAATAAGACGGTAAATATTGTTTTCATAACTTTATAATCTCCTTTCTAAATGAATTGTTAAATTGATCCTAAGTCTTTTTTAATCTGATCTGCGATAATTTGATCTTCAAGATAAAATAAATCTGTACTTTTCCAACCAGATTTTGTGGCTATTTTAAAAAGCAATTGACATAATCTTAGATCAGGTTGTTTGCACCACAATTCTTTTAAATTATTAAGCATCGGTTCAATTCTATTTTTGTCTCTCATGTTATTTTTACCTCATATTTATTTTATACTTTTAATGCAATTAAGTCAATAGGTTTTATTTCATGTTAAAAGGTTTATTTTGAAATGAATTACCATTTTAATTTTTGTCCGCACTTAAAACAAAAACTTATTTTTCCTATACCATGAATATCAGTTTTACAAACAGGACAATGCGCTTTACCATAATCAAATATATCAATGTTTATAGGTGTTTGTTTTTCAAGTGATTCTATTGCCTTTTCAAATACTTCGTTTAATGCTCCCCATGAACTTTCTGCATAACTTTTCAATTCCTCAATTGCTTCTTTTGAGTCCATAAAATATCTCCTCTCTAATAATGTGATCAATCGATTCTTTGGTTTAAAGTTAAAGCCCTATATAATGGGTTTCTTCATATTGGCTTTAACATTCATCTTCCATAATATAACGATGATCTGGATTATTTCTATCTAACAAAACTTTCCCGTTTTCAACTTTAGGTTTAATTATTATATCTTCATTCAAATAAGTTTTAATTACTTCATTAAGTTCTTCTTGGTTAAATTCAAAATCATCATAATATAAAGGTAATTTGCTTCTTTTGCCTCTAATAAATGTTTCATCTATTCTTGATATAAAATCATTCCCATTACATTGTTCACATGGATATATGTAATAATGTTCGATTTTAGGGTTATTGCTTCTATGAATAACTCTGACGTTATGCTTTAAACATATATGATCTAACCCCTTATCTATTTGTTGTTTTTCAGTTATATTTATTAGTTTACAATCATTGCAATTTGTCAAGTAATTACCTCCTAAATCATGGCCAATGTTATCTTTGGAAGCGATTTTAATATATTGGACTAAAAGACATTGCTTCAATTAAATATCCTTCAAATTCCTCAATAATTTCATCAATATTTAAAATCGAACCGTTTTGTAAATACATTTTTGTTTCTATTTCATTATCTTTTAAATTATGAAATTCATTTAATAGTATTTTTATACTATTAATATAACTATCTATAGATCCTTGTGAAACTTTCATAATTATCTCCTTTCTAAAGGTTAACTGCAAATCACCCATTTATAATAATATTTTATAACGATTAATTAGTTCTTGTCGGACATCCCACATTTTATTGCAAGTCTCACACCAAGTAATTACTTTACGTTTTGCTCTGTATGAAGAATGAGTTTTACAACCATTAGCTAAAATTATAAGTGATTCTATAATTTCTTTATTTTGCACATATTCATCTATGCGTGTTTGAATTTCATCTTCTGTTGCGTTATCTGAAACTTCTATTTCTTCATAATTATCTCTATTATTTGTATCCCAATAATATTTAATATACATTATCTACTCCTTTCATTACCAAATCGCAGTTTTGTGTTGTTTTTAGACTTTAAGAATCCCATTATATCGGGTTTTAAAATTCACTCGATATATTTTCAATCCAACATTTATAGCAAATTTTCATATCTTTTAAGTTCTTAGGGAAAGGAAATATGCGACCTTTATGATAAACATCTCTTGTTGAATTTCCACATAAATCACATTTTACGTATTCTATTTTACTAGCACTGAACGATGGTTCAAATTCAACATAAACTTCAAATTCTTTTTCACATTTTTCACATTCCCAATCTAATTTATTATCGTCACTTAAACCATCATATAATGCATCTGACATATCATTTTCTTTACCACAATACGGGCAATCAACAGTATTCATATATTTTCTCCTTTCATATTAATACCAAATTGGACTTTTATTCACTTAATGGTTCACCAAAAGCTTTATTTAATTCTTCTTCATTAATTGTCTGATCATCATTTACAAAAGTACAATCTAAAACCGTATGAAAATACTCATCACCTGTAACTCCACAGCCATTCCATTGATAACCTGATTTATAAAAATCACAATCATAACATTTCATATCTCTTATTCCTTCCATTTTTATATTAATTTTTTAGAAACATTATTATATTGGCATTTCTATACCCCTACCACTAATATAATAGTAATTTCTTATACCATATGGGGGTATACGTTAATTGAATATTTCGGTTATTTGCGGATATTGCAAATCGCCGTAGTTTTTAGCAGCATTTTTATTTTTCTATTTCAATTAGATTATTAATAGAATCACAACTATCTATAATATGTTGAATATAAATATCTGTATTTTCCTTTATATTTTGATTCAAATTCTGATACTCTAAAAATCCTTTAAAACTTTCTGCTTCATTCTTAATCCACTTTATTTCATCATATATTTTTTGAATTGTATAATTATTTGTAATTACTACTTGTTCCATATAATATCCCTCTTTCCTAATTACAAAATCCATCAACCAAACATTTAAAAGTAGCATATAACTCTTCCAAACTTTCAAAATCAGTATTAATATTATTTCCGTTAGCAAAAATATCATATATATTTGCTTCTATTGTTGTATCGTATCCTTTACTAATCATCCACTCAGTCAATTTATTAAATAGATTTTTAATATATAACTTTTCTCCAACCATTCCATTTCTAAATTCATATGCAGTTTCGATGCTAACTGAATATGTTTTATCTTTCTTATTATAAGTTATATCAATATTATTCAGAGTATACAGACTTGCTTCACTACTATTGCTTCGATCATCACTAGATTTAATTCCCCAAATAAATTCATATGTATCTTCATATTCTTGGTTACTTTTATTAATCTGATTTTGATACCATAATTTCTTTAATTTTTGTAACATAAATAGTCCTTTCTTTTTCTATGTATTATTTGTTTGCTTCGTATCTTTTATGATTAATTGTCTTAAATGCCAACCTAGTAAAATACCCAACATTAAGATACAACTAAATTCTAACCACCACATTTCATGCATGTTTATCACCTCACTATATAATGCGTATTATGGTATTGTGGAATAGGGGTTAAGCGTAAATTTAGATAGAATAAATCATTATCTAATCAAACTTTGGTTATGAATTTACATCTCCGTATTTATTATTTTTAGATAAAATACGTCTATATTTACTTTTAATATGATCCTCTAATTCTTGTCCTAAAGTCTTAATTATGCCATCCATTAAGTCATCTACTGCTTCTTTTGCTTTTGATTTTAAAGCGTTTGTTACTTCAAAAGTTTGCGAATATTCTCTAGCGAATTCTAATGCTTCTGCTCTTAATAAATCTTTAATTGTACTATCAATCCAGAGTCCTTTAATTTCCTTCATAACTGCTTCACTTAATACTTGTTTTTTTAAATCATCACCCATTGCTCCAATAAATTCTTGAGCCATCTTTTGTTTAACAATTTCTAAAATATCCGTATTTTCCATTATAATATTCCTTCTTTCTTATATTTTTTTATTTTAATATTGTATCCAAAGGTAAGATTGATGTTGTTTTTATAATATTAAGCATGGATATCCATTAGGATGAGATTCTTCTGCCTCAATATGAATAATCCACTCATTACCACTAATGCCTGGAAGTCTTTGTCCTTCTTTCATTTGTTTTACTTCTTCAATTATTTCAAACATCCAAAGTTTATCTGTTTCGTAGAAATCTTCTGTATAATATTTACCACTTTCTTTGAAATATGTAAGTTTTATTTTATACACACTTTTCTCCTTTCTAAGTTGTTACCAATTTCGTATTTGATGCAAAAATGGATGCCTATATATTGGGATTTATGGCATACCTATTTTGAATTTTTTAATATAAATCCTTAGATAAGGTTTTTAATAATTCTTTTACTTCGTCAATTTCTGATAATCCTTGAATCGAATCTAGTATATCTTTTATTTCATTAACTCTTGTTTCTATATTATCTAATACACCATTCATATCAACACTTAATACATAAGTAGAAATATTATTATTCTTATCAAGCTCATCACTAAAATATGTATTATTATTTAATTTATCTCTATACACTCAATCTTTCTCCTTTCCAAATAAAATCAGATATTTATATTATTTTTAGTTCACTTAATTTCTTCTCTATAGCAATGCTTAGTTCGGTTCTACAGTTTAAACAAGTATCATCAAATCCATATTCTTCAGAATGATCTCCTGGTAATGTAGGAATTTTAACATAAAGGGAACTCCGTGTTTTAAATCCAGCGTCATCCTCTCCAAATTCTTGACCACATATATCACATTTCCATCTATATATTGTTGCCATTAACAATCTCCTTTCCACTCATAATAAATTTAGGCTTTTATAATGATTTATATCCCATAGGTTTTAAGTCTTCAATTATTTCTTCATAATAACTTTTATCTTTTTCATATTCGTTTTTAATCTGATTTATTTTATCTTTGTATTTGATTACTCTTTCATCTTCTTCCCATGAAATAGGTTGCCAATTTCCTGATGCAGTATAACCAGTAAAACTAACTTCCCCTTCGCCACTTATATATGACCTTCTTAAATAACCCTGACCATTAAACCACATATAATAAGCAACTCCATTACTTATTTCTCTAACTTTTTTATCTGGATTTTCTATTAACCATCCAACCGCTTCTAATACATTCATTAATTTTATCCTCCTTTTTTATTTTTACGGCTCCCAAACAAACGGTATATAATCATCTGGTTTAAGCACAGGCCATGTACTACTATCATTTCTCATTTGACTCTGTAAAAACTTTTCAATCTTTTTACCCCAGTATTCATCCACACTATCACAAATTACATATTCACTATAATCATCTCGATCAAAATTACTCGTAGCTATTATTTTCATATTCTCACCTCACTTTTATTTCTCTTTTCACATTCATCCATAGCTTCTTTTAATGTTTTAAAACAATTTTCTTCTTTAAAATAATTCCCCGATTCACCCCAAGGAAAATAATTTATTTCCATACCTTTTTTAGTAATTTCAATGTCTATTCTTCTAACTTTACCTGTAGCATAATCATTTTGTGCTACCCTCCAACATTCAGGTTCATATTTAACTTTATAACCATCACCATAACATTCAGGGCATTCATATTCATTATTATTAAGACTTATTTGTTTCTTCCCATTACAAACCAGACAAATTTCATGAATTGCATTTGTATTTTGCCAAATTACAAATACTCTTTCACCTATTGCTAATTTTGTTTTTATATCCATATTAAACTCCTTTCTCTAAATTTGATCCAATCAACTCTTTCATGCAAACCTATTCCCTGCATCAATCTTAGGTGGTTTTGATAAGTCACCATAAACAATATCGTCCTTTATTGTCTCTCTACAATTACCGCATATATGAACATCATTCCCACTTTCTATTTCTTCAAGTACACTTAGTCTTGAATTCATACTTTCGCACCATTGGCATTTTAATTTCTTTGGTATACATTCTCTTATACAACCAGTTCTTTCCCTACAACTTCTATTATCAAATGCTGTCATAGGAGAGGGAGTACAACCTGGAACTACCAATGATCCTTTAGATTTATATTGCATATTTACTCCTTTCATTATCGAACAGTTCTTCTATTCTGACTTTACAAACCTCATCCACTTAATACTATCTTTATGATAATATTCGGATACTCCATCGTTCTCAATGTAATAACCTATTAAATTACATACCTCATCCATCACTGGTTCGATAAAATCAACTAATGTCCCTTCATGTTCAAAATCAAAACAAATTAATATATTCTCGTAGTTCATTTCATCAAACATTTCTTTAATTTTCATATTTACTCCTTTCTTTAACTCTGAACCTATCCAACATTTCCTAATAATTTTTAATCATTTAAATGTAATTCTGCTTCATATTTTGTCACATAAAGTTTCTCCGCAAAAAGATAACGTGGATTATTCAAATTATAACTTTCAGAATTTTTACTTATAAAAATTTCCTTTACTAAACCCCTATGTACTTTCTTTATCTCTTTATTTGGCAACCTGCTATTACAACAGGAACAAATCTCACCATATTCTGTTTCTTCCTCTATAAACCACGCAGTATCTCCAATATTAAATTTTGTTTTGTATCCTTCATTCATTATTATTTAATCCTCCCATTCATCATCTTCATCATATTCATCTTTATATATTTCCTGTTTACTCAATTCAATCAACTGATCTAACAACAATCGTGTCAATCTCTTGTTAAAAATGTATTCATTGTATGCTCCACAACCATAATCAACATGTAATTGAAAACGATTTCCCTGTGATTGTTTTACCTTCTCAATAATATTAAACAGTCCACTACCCTTTAAATCCGAGAACCAAACCCCTCTACCATACTGACCAGCAATAATAGAATATGTATAGAGTTTCTTAACTCCTCCGTCATGGATATCTTGACCATGTACGCTAACTCTACCAAACCAATAATTAATAAACCGTTCCTTAAAGTTATTAAAGATGTATTGGATAACTTCTACTCTATCTTTCCAACTGGCTTTTAGAAATGCTTTGATTACTTTAAATACCATATTATCTCCTTTCATATTTATATTATTATTTTAATACCATACGGAATAAATTGCAACCATTATTTATTAATTAACTGCATAATTGCTTTATATGTATTAGATCCATTAGTAGTGCTATCAACACTAAACGCTCCGTATTTCTTTTGATTATATCCGCTTTTCATTTCTTTAATTAACTCTTTAAAATTACCCATTCCATAAAACAGCAAATAAAATGGAAACAAAATAGTTGCTAATATTTTAGTTGGTAGATTTATAAACTTATGAATTAATATTTCATTTCCATTATAATAATACTCATATTTATCACACCATCTCATCTGCCTATATTTAAATAATTTATTATGTTGTTTCTTAGTTAATTTGAATTGTTTATATCCTTTGTCTAAGGGGTTGGTGTAAATGTAATTACTCATGCTATCTCCTCTCGTATTTTTACCGCCTTCTTTTTATATTTTCTTTTTAGTTTATTTTCTTCTAAATATTTTTTATAATCTTGTTCTATCCATTTATATATTTTTTCTAAAACTTCTTCGCTGTGACTAGAAAAATCATTTTTATAATACCAATCTTCCAGTTTAGAAGCTCTTTTACTACTATTACAATCCTTACATGACGGTACACAATTATCTAATCCATTACTACCTTCATGATCTACATGTTCTCTATGTAAAGTTTCATTATATTTAATTAAATGTTCTTCTAATGTCGTTCCACAATAAGCACAAGAATAATTAAAGTATTTTAAACAGGTTTGCCATTCATTATCAGATATTTTATGAGTCTTATGTAAACTTCTGTAATTATTATATTCTTTTAACTTATCACGATTATTTGCTTCCCATTCCCTTCTCCCACCATTTTCTTTATATTTAGTATTACTATTTCTAAGTCTTTCTCTTCTTCCTTCTTTTGTTTCTTTTAGTTTTTTGTCTGCTATTGCGACACGATCCCTATGGCTACGTCTCCAAGCTAAACTTTTTTCTAAACTACATTTTTTACATTCAGGATATAAACCATCACTTTTATTTTTCTTATTTTTGTAAAAATATTCTTCTGTACAAGGGAACCAAAAATTCTCTTCTGGAAATATTTTATGATGATAAGCACATTTCTTATGTAATTCTCCATTTATAATTTTATGATAATCTTCATAGGGATATTTATCTTGATTTCTAATGTTTAATTACCTCCTTTAAATATTAACTTCAAACGAATAATTGATTACATTAATCACAATTCCTAGTCTTTTTCTTCTTTTTGCTCATAGTCTGTTTAATCAATCTAGCAACATGCGTACCTTTATACATATTCATTAATTCAGATTTCTCAGCATCGTCTAATTGCTTACATTCTTCATCAAACCACTCAAGCATCTGGTTAAGATTATTAAATCCAAGTATTAAATTATTATGTAAATAAATAACATTATCTTTAGGAATCGAAATAGTTTCATTCCCAATACTATTTTCAACGGCATGTAATATAGGATATACTCTTTCGTTTAATAAATCATCCACTGTTTTGTCTCCACCTATCGGTACAGTATAAGGGTAATCTTCGAATATTTTCTCATCTGCTTTGAGATAATTTGGAGTGGTAATTGATAATTTTATACCTTCCACTTTTTCAATTTGTTTAATTAATTCTTTTAGGTTATTCACTTTTGACCTCCTCTTATGTATTTATTTATTTTTCTATTTTATTATACCCTTAATTCAATTTTAATTTTAATTGTTCGACTTCTAGTATTTCTCTTGTCTTGCAGAGTTCTTCAATTTCAATTTCTACTTCTTCCAATCTGACGTTAACAATCTTCAACTTTTCTTCTCTAGATAGTTTCTCCCACATTATGTATTACTCTCTCCTTTCTTTATTTTTATATTGATAGCAAATCAATATTTGAAGTTAATTTATTATGATAAATTCAAATCCATTCTTCAAGGGAGAAGAATTCATTGTTTTACTATAAATATAATTTATTCTTCCTAAATCATCACGAAAAAACATCTTTTCATCGTGAACCTCAAAACAGTAATATTCTCTACCAACCGTTACGCCTTTTTCAGTAGGACTGTTGCCACTTATACATTTTATTCTTTCCATAATTCTTTCCTTTCGTTACAGAATGATTCTTTGGTATTAATCCTCTTTCCACACATCTCTTGTTCTCAAATACTCTAGTATATCTTCTGTTGGTATATTGCGAAGAAATGTTTGCCAATATTTATCACCATAATAATATTTAGTGTATTCTTCCATAGTCGTGAATGTTTTATTGTTTCGTTTCCCTATTATAATTGCTTCTTTATTTTTCATAAATTTTTACTCCTTTTAACACAAATTAAGTAATTGGTATTAATTATAATGTTGATATATGTTCCCAATTATAAATATGCATATCATGAAACATTTTGATTATAAATTCATATTCTTTGGTTTCTTGAATATATCTTTCTGCCTCTTCTTTCCCATAAATCATATAAGGTTTGAACCATAATCTTTCTTTTAATTCTAATGCTCTTTCTGAGTACCGAATTAGAGTTTTATAAATACCTTCTTGATTTTCTTTCAATATATTATCACTCATTACAAAACCTCTATTCTATGTTAATTAATTTCTTCTATTGAATTAATTTGTGGTTCACCTGCATCTACTGAAACTAGTTTAAGTTCCATCTCTATATATTTATCAATAGCCTTTTCTGTAGCTTCATCTTCATCTTTTGCATATACGGTTATATTTCTTTCAATATATCTAGTAACATGTGACCCAACATTAACTTTATACTTCATAATTTTCAATTCTCCTCCTTTTAATCAATTCTACAATTGGTTCACTTTACACGATGTATATTAACATCATAAATATTATTATCAATATATTTTATTTTTCTTCCATATTTCATTAAATCATTTTTATCATCATAATTAATATCAGTAATGAACAAGTCAACAAGATTAAGATTAACTATTCTTACATAATATCCAGTATCAAATTTTGCCTTAAACTCATTAACAAAGGATTCATTTTCAATAAGCCAATAATCATTAATAATCTCTCCTGCTTCGTGTGGTTCAGTTAGTTGAATAACGTCATATGCATCCATGAAAGATTTACTTTCAGGTGGTATTTTAAATTTAAGTATTTCTCCTATCATTTTAATCCTCCTAACTCGTTACACAATGTCTTTTGGTCATATAAGTTAATCGTTTAACTACTCTACATTCATTACCATTTATTGTACGTTCTATTTCTCTTAATTCAAATTTATTAATATTATTATCTTTGATAAATTGATTAATTTCTTTTTCAAAATAAATAATCTCTATCGTAGTCTTATCTATAATCCAATTATTTAAATCACCAGTAAATATAAAATCTTTTATACCCATTTTTCTTCTCCTCTCAAATCATGATCAACTACCGAATTGGTATTAATATTTATTACCATTCTTCTTCATCCGGCTCCACAAAACTAAATCCCATACTGACAGTGGTTACTTCTGTCACACCGCATTTGGGACATTTAAAAGTTTTATCAACCAAATGCATAAATACCTCTTCGCTATCTGGAGTTAATTGTTTAACCTTCCGTATAGGTGAAAGAGTTATAAAATTGTCTGCATTGTCTGTATAACCACACAAATCACATTTACAAGTAATTAAAGTCAAATTATTTAACCTCCTTAAAGTTTGATCCAAATATAAGTTAGATCACGAAATATTATGTTCTTCTATGTATTTATTTAGTTCCTGCTTTGTTGCTCCAGTTACCAATATCTCAAGAAAATTTCTTTTATCATCTATAGACCATAATTCATGTTGTAAATAATAAGTGCCATCTTCTCTATAAACCCTACTTCTTTTAAATCTATAAGGAGGTTTTTCTTTTATATAATTTTTATACCCTTCTGTAGTCCACCATATAATTTTATCATATCTTTCTTTGGTGAAATTATCTATATACTTTGCTTCTAATAATTCATCTAATGTCATTTCATGTTTAACACTATTACAATTCTTACAAGCAGGAACACAATTTCGTAAATCTAAATAACCATCATTATCTACATGCTCTTTATGAAATTGCTCATGATTTTCTTGATAATTATCTTCATAAGTCCTCCCACAATAAGCGCATTTCCATTCAAACACTTCACAGCAAGATATCCATTCAGCACTATTAATATCATGTCTTTTATGTCTTTTAGTTTTAGCGTATCCATTCATTTTGTCTTTATTATTTTTTCTATATAATTTACGATTTTCCTTTTGTTGAATTTGATTTCTTTTCATTGCCGCTTTACCTTTAGGATTTCTAATATATTTTCTTACATTTTCTATAAACCCATCCCAATGATTATTAATATAATTCAATGATCTTTTACTTGTACACTTTTTGCATTCTGTTTGAAAACCTTTTTCTGGTTTACTTTTATTTTTCATGTAAAAATATTCTACGGTTTCAGGAAACCATTCTTGACACATTGTACATCTACGTTCTTTTATTTCATTAACTTCTCTAATATTTTTAAAAAATTTAGGATTTGTTTTTGTATATTTACCCAATATTTATTTTTCCTTTCTGTTATTATTGATTCAAATAAAGAATTCATTAAAATGCAGTTCTTAAAAAAGTAATAAGTATTTTATTGCCATCTCTGGTTGCCGAATAAATTTTATTACCATCATCATTACAAGATTCATCTGTAGTTTGATACCATAATATTTCTTCAACAACCTTTTCTGTAACTATACCCTTATGGAATCTAGTTTTAAATTCTTCACCTATAATTAATTCTAAATTTTCTCTCGTAATATCGACAAACTCTAAAATTGTAGCAGTAGTATCATTAAGTTTTGACCATAAAGATTCTTTTATCTGTTTCATATAATTCATCTCCTTATAATTTAATAGAACATAACTTTTATCTTAACTTAAACTTTCATACTCTTCTTCGGTAATTTCATAACACTCACAATTCATCTTTTGGAGCCATTCTACAAACAGATCGTTATCACTACACATTATCTTACCAACATACACACCGTTCTTAAATGCTTTCCCGAATCTAAAATTTAATTCCATTATAATTCCTCCTCAATTTTATTAAAATATCCTTATTAATATAATACCACTATATTTATATTTGTCAATTATTTATTTTATGCTTTTAATTAATTCCTAACTAACAAAAATTCCTTTACCCTCGCTCTTACCCCTTCCCTTTATACCATTGATTAAGTGCTTCTAAACATTCATCAAAAGATTCATACTCTAAACCTTGCTCTAACGAATTATAATATATACGTTTATCACAATTATCCCCAGTACATTTGTGTAAACCACACCGTTTAATAAAACAACAAATAACCCAGTGGTACTTACCATTTGGGTTATAATAAATCGAAGTCAATATCCCTGTTTTTCGGTTCTTGTGTTGCCAAGTTTTGTAAACTTTTCTTTTTTTAATTTCTTTAAATTTCACATTAATCATTCCCCATCATTTTAATATGTATTATGGGTTTTTGAATGACTTAGTATGTGAAATTTTAACTATAAATATGAATTATGAATAATGATTTACAAATTACTTTGAATTAACCCTTTAAGAACGTCAATAGTATCAATAGTAATGTCTTTACAATCTTGATTCATAGTGTAACCATTAAACTTAATATCGTCTTTTTTAAGTTCAGATTGGAGTTGGTCTAACATCTTATATATGTCATTATCTGGCAATTTGCGTTTTTTGTCAAGAACAGAATTTCCATCATCATCCTTTAATAACTCATCAAGTGTCATTTGATTATAATCGGCAATAATTTGTAATCTGGCAATATTAACAATATCTAATGTATCCTTTTTCTTCATATCTAAAAGCCAATCACCGGGAAGCCCTATTGCTTCTCCCCATTCTTTATAATTCTTACATCCAGAACGTTCAAATAACATGTTGACTTTTTCACCGAAATTCATTTATTACACCTCACTTATTATTTATTGCTTACTGCCATTTGTTAGTTGTATATTTTTGCCCTATATCCTTTTGATTAAATACTAATAATCCTTTACCTTCCGTAGAAAAAACAAGTGAGTTTTTATCTAACCATCCATTATATTCTTCAACCTTACATAAATTCCATTGATTAGGATGATTGCATATACTCACTAGATTTTCAATTCCTTTTTCAATTCCTGTTAAAAGCCTATAGTAAGTTTTCTCAAACAGTAATTTATTTAATACTTCAAAGCTTTCTTCTTTAATTAATTCGTCTAACAATTTTATTTGAGAATTAAGATAAGAAATATCTTTGAAATTATATCCCTTATCTATTAATCCATTCTTCATAAAATTTAATACTTTATATTTCATCCACATTGTTTTTAAAATCATTTAAGCAACAACTCCTCGTATTGCACAAATTTTTCTTTTAGTTTAAAAGGATAACCATAATCAAATCTATCACAAATATCAATATAATCATCTTTTGTGACTTCGCCTTTTTCTCTATATATATCCATAGCCATTTGAATCATTCCTGATTCATAAACTGTTGTTGCTGTAAGATATGGATTATCAACCCATTTCTTAATCCTCGTCATACGAGAATTAAATAAAGCTGAATGAAATTTTTCAAATTTGTTTTTACCAGGAATTCTAAAAATAAGATTTTCAAAACGATTAATTTTACTTTTTCTAGGATCAGCTATTCTAGGATTATTAGTTATCTCTCCGTTATTCTCAACGTAGATTTCTTGCTCAAAGGTATCCTTAATTAATCCTACAGTTGAAGTTTCAACTTTTATAGTCCTTATATCATCATTGTTATTTTTCCTTAGTTTAATTATATTATTGTCAAAGTCAACATCATCTATAGAAAGGTTAATAATTTCTTCTAATGTTTCATCTCCGACTGTTCTGCCTCTAACCCCTAAGAAAAGCAATTCTAAAAGCAACTGGTCTTGTTCATTATATAAGAGTTTTTGGTAATCTTTCAATTTCTCTTTAGATATAAACTTATTTAATAAAGCTTGCTTGCTAACATGCTTTTTAATATCAATAAACCTTGCTCTATTCTCTTTGTGCAAAACCAAATTCTTGTTTATGCAAAAATCAATATAAGTTACTAAAATAGATTTATTTTTGTCTCCACTACTTTTTGAAGTATTCCCAAATTTAGAGAATAACTCGTCTAATTCAGAAATCGTTAAGTTATAAACTGGTTTATTAACCAATTGTTCATACTCATCTATTGTACGCAGAATAAAAGAATCTGATTCAGCAGTAGCCGTAGGTTTACTGCTCAAATATTCTTGCTTGATTTCATTGTCTACTTCATAAACCATATCCATTTTAAATCCCCTCCGTTAGTAAGTTATACAATTTAGTTCTTAGAGTTTTATTAGCATCCTTATTGTTGTTTACCATCCCTAAATCTTTCCATAGTTTATTAGTATTCTTGAAGTTAATAGATTTCATCTGTTTCTTTAATATTTCTTTCCAATCTTTATTGTTTTGTAATTTAGCAGATAGAGCAATATAGGCATAGAAAATATTTTTATTATTAATCATACTGGTTTCTCTGATTTTATAGGGATCAGCTATAAATTCTTCTGAATATAACCCCATCAAATAATCAGTAAACTCAACAATCCACTTTCCTATATTTCTAATATTACTACTTATTTTTAATTGTTCTTCGTAGCATTCTTTAATGGCTTCAGCAACAATACTCTTTTTAGTTAATGCTTTATTGAGCCTAATATAACTATCTTCTTCTTTCATTACTTTAGCAAGTTCAGATAGTTTATCATCCACTATAACATCTATAACTAAATTTTCCGATTTATTATAATCCTTTAATTGTATCCATTCTTTCTTCATAGGTTTTTGTTTATCTTTTTGGGTCATATAATCATGAGCAGCCTTTTCGGATAAAAATGTTATTGTGACTTGCCAATTAAACTGTAACTCAGGATTTTCCATTAAAGCTAGAGTATTTGCTGTTTTTCGATGAAAACCGTCTACTATGTTGATGATGCTACCTTCATTGATTGTTAAAGTTTCCTTATTATCATTATATGAAACGCTAGATTCACCATTGTTTAAAATATTTAAAATAATTGGATCTGGATATTGTTCTCCTGCAAGCATACGATCTTTAATTTCTTTAATTTTTACTTTATCTATATTTATTTGTTCTCCAAATGCAGTTATTTTAGGATTTCTCTGAGTAGAAAAATTATAAAGGATAGCATTTTTCTCATCTATCTCTCCTAATAACTGGGCAGACATAGGAAGTTGCCATATTCTACTCTCTGATAAACCTACCCTTTGAGCCTTTTCAAGCACTAGAGGAAAAATATCTTCATTATTTTGTTCTTCTTTGTAATCTTTCCATTGATTATATTCTAATTCAGTAAAATAGTCTTGAGGATTAATTCTAAATTCACTATTTACTTTCGCTAATACTTTCCCAAGTATAAGCGTAAAAAGAAATAGGAAACGAACATCGGTTTCAGAATCAGTGAGAGTATTTAGAGGGATATTTTCAGATAATACCCAAGTAGCTCGTAAACTACCATTAGTACTCCTTAACCCTCTTGATATAAACTCTTTTCTAACTTCCTCTTTGATGTCTTTATCGTATCCTATTCCCTTTACGATTTCGCTTAACTTATTTTTTAATTGTAATTCTTGCTGTTTAATCATTATTGACACACCTCCGTATTCTTTATTATTATGTAATACATTCTAATATAAATATACACTGGTTGTCAATATAATATACATTTAATTTTTATATTTTATTATTAATATGCCTATTCTGTATGAATTCTTGCCCCATTTGGAATATCATCTATGTTTATGTATTCATGATGAAATTCTTGACCTAACATCTCTAAGTATTTTTTGACAGTATCTTCATTAGCATAATACTTAAAACTTCCTTTCCCATCTACGGGGATTCCTGAATAAAGCGTGTGATAATACCCTTGGCTTGTTTCTCGTATGTTTACAAAGTTTCCGGCTTGATTTTTAATAACCCAAACTTGTTTGTTTTGCATTGGCATATGTATAATTCCTCCTTAAATTTAATAATATGATTCAACTAAATTATAGAACACTTGTTCGCTTTTATTTATTATAGCATCTTGGTAAATTAATACAATGATAATTTTAAGTTTGAATTTGAAAAATAAATACTTTGTGAAATCCTTTACTTATTAACTATATTTTATATTTTATACCTTTATTTAAATATTACAATTCAAACCTATCTAAAATATTGGACTTTATTCGACTTTTTTAAAGATAGGTAGTGCAATAATACCACTTAATAACACTCCATACATTATAGAATTGCTCACCCAATTACTATTTATTGACAATTGTAAAATATATAATATGAAAATAATTACTAATGAAATGCCTTTAAACTTTACTTTCTCGTTATCAGTTAACAATCTATTCTTATGTTCAACTGGTGCATATACCATAGCAATGACGAAAACTGTCAAAAAAATGGATAAATTTATTATATAATTGTATGGTATTAAAGCCGATAGTAAACTGAATAGGGTTAAAGTAGCTAGAGATATCCATGCACATTTCGTATATGAGTTGAAGTGCAGACCCCCTACAAAGACTCTAAGCGACATAAATGCAAGGACTACAACAAGCATTTGGGGTAATATTCCAAGAACAAGTCCGACAATTAAAAGGAGCGAACCCTTAATTAAAGCTCCCCATAAAATTTTAAAACCATAATAATAAAAGTATTTATAATTGTGTTTTAGATATTTTCGACTTTGATAATCCTCGTTTAATAATTCTATTTTAGATTTTTGTTTTTTAGTTAAACCATCTAGAAATTTTATTATATTTTCTAATTTATTTATTAGTTTAGTATGTTTTTCTATTTCACCTATTAAACCTTCATGCATTTTTACCTGTAGCCATTTTGCTAAGATATAAGAAAACCATTTAACGAATTTTAGAGTGTATAAATATTTTATATTTTTATTTTGCATTTGTTACTATCCTTTTATATGTAAATCTTTTAGGTCTTCTTAAAACATTGTTATGTTTGTATATACTGTCGTATGTATCATACAGGCTTCGCTTTTGTGCTTGTAAATGATGTTTATTTTTTCGACTATTCCTATTCTTATGATATAAACAATATTTTTTATATATACAATCTGTTATTTCAATTTCCCATTGCTCAAGGGGTGTCTCCACTATAATTATATTTGCTAATGGAAACACCTTAGAGCGAGTTTTGAATAACCTATCAAAATACTTAATTCTCTGTACCATTAATTCATCAATCATTATTACATCTCCTTAATTTAGAGTGCTACAAGGCGCACACATAACTATTTGTGCTTTCATATTCATAAACTACATTTTCAATATTTCTATTATATTTTTTACAATAGTTAGCCAATCTACCAACTATATTATCTGATATACTACTTAATCCTCTTGACTTCTTTGTTTGGGGATGACTATTCAATACTTTAATTTGCTCTATCAATTCAAATGCAATATCATCATTAAATAAACAGTCAATCAAACCTAATTGCTTCTCGATTGCCGTATTCACTTCAAATATTTTTTCTTCTGACAAGTCTAAAACCTTAATTGGCACTCTATTATAAAACAATCTTCTTTTAGTCACTGTTCTTATTTGTTCGAGACAAATAATGCTATCTTGGCGCATACCTTCATTTGTTGTTATTTTTACATGCGTAGGCATTGGTCTTTTTTGTTTTGTAGTTAAAGGGGCTATGGTTAACATACTACTATTTTCATTGCCCTTATTATTTGAAATAATAAGGCAAGGTCTAATACCCTCTTGTTCAGAATCTAAGTTATTGAAACCAAGATCAATATAATAAATACTTCCTCTACTGGGATAATAATTTGCCCAACTTTTATCTTCATTAGGATCACACTTTGAATAACCACAAATTTGACATAAATGTAAGTATGTAACTCTCCCCTGACTTGCTCTTTCTATAACTCTTAAGACTTCCCTTTCGGGTAACACAGAGATTTTCTTGTCTAGTATGTTATTGATGTAATTTGCATCCACCATACGGCAATCCTGAGCAAACATTTTTACTGACCTGTGACCTTTTGCAAAGTTTACCATTATTGCTAATTCTTCCTTAATTGCTTCTAGGGATTTTTTATCCACCTTTTCAGTTGCCATTTAAAACCACTCCTTCAATATTTTATATTCTTAATATATGTGATTATACTATTTGTTAGAACATATTGCAATAAATTTATTTTTATATTCTGTATAAACCAAAACAAATTAATTTATACAGAATATTGGAGTTATGTAGTCTAATTATTTAGACAACATAGAAGGGGTTTTGGGCTGATTAAGCCACATAAAAGATGCTGTACCAGCTCCAGTTCCAGCATACTTTGCTACAAATCCAACAACGGTAATAATAGCTACGGTTAAAACAGGAAACATATACTTCTTCATAAAATTCTCTCCTTTCTTTTAATTTAATTTATACATCAATATCATCGAGCATATGCTGATAAGATTGTTGTAACCCAAACATCTTAGATAATAAATAATTAATAGGGATTATATAAAGAAATATTAAAATTGTTGGTATAGTGGTAAATAAAATACTTATCATAATTCGTATTATTGTTGATAATTCATTAAAAATATTGGAACTAGACATCCATTTTACTGCACTTGCTAAAACAAATAAAACTAAGCTAACAAATATTACTGTAACTATTGAAAGAACTTTATCTTTAAAAATATTAGACATATACTTCTTTTCAAATATCATTGATTTATAATATATAAAATAAACTAGGAATATTTGAAATATTTTTACGGGTAATGTCATTAAAAATTTTACCCATATATTAGCATTAATTAATTCTAAAGATTCATTTGATAAGCCTAACATTAATGGAACATATACCATTTCCGTGAGAGTTATAGCTATCATCCCAAATACAATTGCAATAATAATTTTATACCATTTAATACTATCTTCAATATAGTTTGTTTTTTCTAATATATATTTTAATGAAATAAATAACATTATTAATGGAATGAAGAATTTTAATACAAAATTAGGAATAATATAAATAAATATATTTATGCTTATTGCAGTTAAAACAGTAGGCAACGCCAACCATTTAATATTTTCTTTCCATCTATAAGTGTCTACTAAATCATGTCTTTTTAATTGTATTAAACATAATAATACCCAAACAAATTCCTCTGGAATTGATATTAACCAAAAATTCAACAAGGCATTAATAACATTCTGCATTTACCACACTCTCCTTTTATGTATTATACAATTATTACTAAATAGAGTATAGCATATATATTATGTTTTGTCTATATTTATTTTATATTTTTGTTAGAATTTTTAATCGCATAGTAAAGGATGATAAATACGTACATTCTTATCATCAGATCACCGACTGAAACTATTGTCCAACCGAAATCAAAAATGTCACACAAATAAATCATTTTACAATAAGCATTACCTAATACATGTATACCATCTTGGATAAATTCAGGTTTAACGTACCCCGTCCAATAAGATAAATCGGGAAATACTGGCATACCACCATTAGCTTTAACTGCAATTTTATTTAAGGTTGCCCCTAACCATAAGCAAAATGTAGCTATTACCATAGGAGACTTAATTAAACTACCATTTTTATCTTCATTTAGATTGTATTTCAGTATCAACGGTATGTAACTCAATAACGTTGCTGTCTTTATGTAATAGGCATAAGGAATAAACCAGTAAATATTATTCCATATTGTGATTTCCAGAAAAATATAGAAAAT